CGAGTATTTCTGGCGATGCGACCATTGTATTTACTATAGTTAATTGCTGATTTTGAGAACCAGGTGTAATATCATATGGAGTAATTGATTGATACAATAATTCGGGAATATATGTTATTTCATTTGTGGATGGATTATAATGAATATAATTTGAATATTGGGAGTCAGGTATTTGCGGAATAATTCCGTCGGCATTTCTCAAATCACTAATTCCTGGTCCAGTTGGGCCTGTTGGGCCTGTATAACCAGTTGGACCCGTCACGGTAGAATTCGCACCCGTTGGGCCTGTATAACCAGTAGGACCAGTCACGGTAGAATTCGCTCCTGTTGGCCCCGTTGGACCAGTATAGCCTGTTGGACCTGTCACAGTAGAATCAGCGCCGGTTGGGCCTGTTGGACCGGTTGGACCGGGTAAGGCTTGTGAAAATGTAGTATGTATATGCGAATAAGTATTACTGCTTTGAAAATATAAATTTGCTGTACGGATATTGTTATTTCGGTTATGGTTTGTTATTGCTACTACTAGATAATCGTATGATGAAATATCTATTAGAGATGGAATAACTAAAGATGATATTAATTTTTGTGATGTTATGGCATTATCTATATATACTAGATCACTTCCATTTGTTACTAGATTTATCAATGGTGTTGGCAGTGATGCTTTATACCCTAAGAGATACCAACTTATACCAATATGATTAATATCACTATTTGAGTTTGCTTTACAATAGATATTTAAATCCCATATTCCCGGCGGAATAAAATCATTTTGTATATAAGCAGATAAAGCACTTTTTGGTATAGCAAACTGAACCGCAATACTATCGTCTGTAGCACTATTATTTGTAGCAATAGTAATTGTTTCTTGTGATTTTGTTAAATCAGGCAATAATTCCATAATAGCACATGTAGTATTTGGCGGATTTGGTGGCGTTGCTCCTCCTGGAGAATATGAGATTGTGGTAGGTGCTACTATTGTGTTTCCTGTTGCGGTTGTTAATTGGGCTGGGGTAAAATTAGCAGGATTACCCACATTATTATTTTGATAATTAAGATACAAAATTAAACCACCCGAACTAAAACCCTGAACGCCTTGAGAACCAGTTGGACCGGTATTGCCAGTATTGCCAGTATAGCCCGTTGGACCCGTCACGGTAGAATCAGCACCCGTTGAGCCTGTTGGACCGGTTGAGCCAGTTGAGCCTGTTGGGCCTGTAGGACCCGTCACAGTAGAATCAGCACCCGTTGAGCCTGTTGGGCCAGTATAGCCTGTATAACCCGTTGGACCAGTTTGACCGATATCTGTTGCGATTTGTTTAATGGATACAATTACAGAGGGTGTTTCTGGTATAGTTGGTCCAGTGCTCCCCGAAGAATAGTTTAATAATACATTAGAATTCTCTGAAGTAAAAGCATATTGTATAAAATCGTTTGCGTTTAATTCTAATATAAACGATACATATGGAAATGATACATCTTTATCACTTGTAATATGAACTATACTATTTGACCTATCCAAATTAATTTCATTTATTTTTACCCAAAATGATATATCAGCATTAGCACCACTACTTAAATCTATTTCAGGTGAAATAGATGTTTCATATACTGCGGTTTTGGGGACGATAATGCGAGACCAATTGCCACTAGCATCTGGCGGTTCATGTGTAATTCCATTAAAATATTCAATTCTATTATAAGTTATAATAGTTTCTGTATTAGCTACTCCAGTATAACCTACAAGTTGGTCAAAATTTGATGAATAACTCGCATAAATATTTGAACCGACAGACGCAGGACCGGCTGGGCCAGTATAGCCCGTTGGACCAGTATAGCCCGTTGGACCCGTCACGGTAGAATTAGCACCAGTTGGACCGGTTACAGTAGAATTCGCACCCGTTGGGCCTGTATAACCAGTTGGACCTGTTACAGTAGAATTTGCTCCTGTTGGCCCCGTTGGACCAGTATAGCCTGTTGGACCTGTCACAGTAGAATCAGCGCCAGTTGAGCCTGTTGGACCTGTTGGGCCTGTTGGACCCGTCACAGTAGAATCAGCTCCAGTTGAGCCTGTTGAGCCTGTTGGGCCTGTTGAGCCTGTTGGACCAGTATTGCCAGTATAGCCCGTTGGACCCGTCACGGTAGAATTCGCTCCTGTTGGACCTGTATAGCCTGTATAGCCCGTTGGACCCGTCACGGTAGAATTCGCTCCTGTTGGACCGGTTGAGCCTGTATAGCCAGTATAGCCCGTTGGACCCGTCACGGTAGAATTCGCTCCTGTTGGGCCTGTATAGCCTGTATAGCCGGTTGGACCCGTCACGGTAGAATTCGCTCCTGTTGGACCGGTTGGGCCTGTATAGCCTGTATAGCCCGTTGGACCCGTCACGGTAGAATTCGCTCCTGTTGGACCGGTTGGGCCTGTATAGCCAGTTGGGCCTGTAGGGCCTGCAGGACCAACAGGACCACGGGCTCCTCCTCCGCCTCCACCTCCAGTATTATAAAAACCGTCACTAGTATATAGAGGCATTTATATTAATATATTACTTTTTTAATATATTACTTTTTTAATATATTACTTATTTAATAACCAATCTTGCTAAATAAAATTAATAAAATAAAAAATATTTTATTAATTATTTTATTTTATATTTCTAACTCATATTTTTCTTTTATTTTCTCTCTAAATATAGTCATCTGTTCTTCTAATATATAATTATCAGGCAACACCATTCTTAAATTCAGTCTTTTTTCTTCAGCACCAACACTTTTTTTATCAAATACAAGATGAGGTTTATTACGTTCTTGTTTTAAGGTAATATAAGTAGGCAATGCTGTCTCCGTAGTACCAAGTGTATTATCTAGCGGATACTTATCTTTTTCTAAATCAGTTACAACTTTATTTGCACTTGCTAATTTTTCCAATAGACTTATTTTATTTGATTTGCTAGACATCCAATGTTTATCTAATTTGGGATGTTTTTCCACCTTAAAGAATTCTCTATAAAGATTTTTTTCTTTATTATAACATTCATTATAATATACCACATATTTCATCAACATTTGTTGCGTAAGACCATCCGGTAATGCCCGTGCGGTTGATTTACGCTCACGTTTAGTCCCTTCAGAAATGCCCTTTGAATTTTGTTCTTGTTCACTTCGAGAGGCGATTCGCAGATTTGTAATTGTATTATTTAAAGGATTTCGGTCAATATGGTCAACACTAATATTCTTTGTGCCTTTTCCATTACCACGGCAATCGGTAATGACTTGATGAATAAATAAACTTGCATTACTACAAAGAATATATCCATTTTGATGTTTATAAAAGGTTAATTTTTGTCCATTATTATACAAATTTTCAAAATCTAATATTTTTTGATAGGATTCAGGACAAAGAATACATAATGTATTTGTTTCACAATACATTAAAAGGACCTCTTCATTCTGTTCATTCTGGTCATTTTGTTTATATCTTATTCTCCACATTGGATTTTTTAATACATACGCATCATTTCCAATAGTCAAATAATGGCCTTGTATATATTCAATTACATCATATTTTTTCTTTACTTCTTCGTGATATTGATGATATATTTCTATATTACTCCTACGTAAATCATAAGGATTATTATTTTTGAAAACATATTTTATATTGCTTGAATTATATGAAAATAGAAGGTCTAATAATGAAAAGCGTTTATAATTATATAAATATGAGGGATAAATATCAAAAGTATTTATGAAATTTAATCTCTTATCTTGTAGTATAAATTTATTAAAATCGGAAAAATCCAGATAATATTTTTTTCCCGAAAAATCTAATACTCCGCATAATAAAGTAGTATCAACCGTTGGAATTGCCTTCATTTGTTTATGAATATTTTCACTGGAATTAATAGATTCAATTTTATCACTAATCATAGGCTCCGCACAAGTAATCATAGGCTCCGCAATCATATTATAATTAATATAGTATGATTTGTTTTTAAGTAGTTTTACTTCAATGAATGATAAAATACAATACCATTCCGCTCAATTGCTATAGGCTAACCCGCCCATACCGCTCATCACACGCAACACGTTGTAGTTAACGGCATACACGCGGACCTTGGCGGTCTTGGTACCTTCAACAGTCGCGTTGGACAACACCAATTGGAGAGTGGCGTTATCAATGCGCGAGAAGTTGCAGGAACCCGAGGGCTGGTGCTCTTCAGGGCGGAGAGCGAACGAGTAGACGTTGATACCAGTGTCGGGGTTGCGGGTGTGGTGTTGGTAGGGTTGGACGAGGTCAAAGTAGGTACCTTCACGCTCCGAGAAGCGGTCCTGGCCGTTGAGCTGAAGCTTGGCGGTGACCACGGGGTTCTCACCCCAGCAGTGCATATCAAGCGACGTCTCAGTGAGGACGAACGTACCGGCATCAGAGACGGCAGATTCGAAATCAGAGGCGGTATTAGTCATACCACCTTGACCGCCGGCGATACTGCCGGACCAGAAACCGTTACCCGTAACATCAACCGCACCGGCTTCTTGGAAGAGACCAGACGCGCCAATGAAAGAAGTCGTGGTAGCAGCAACACTGTTTTTACCACCGAACGCCTGGATGGAGTTAGGGAGGGCATCAATAGCATCAGTGTAGTTGAAGGGCTGGGCACCGAGGGTCTTGTACAGAAGAGTATTGCCTGTCAAAGACGAGCAATAATCAACGTTTTGATCGGGCTGGACAACCCAGATCAACTCCTTGCAGGGGTGGTTAAAGTTGAGCTTGATCTTGTTGGATGAAGACCCGACAGACTCATCACCGGTGAACTGGAGCTGTTCAATGAGGTATTCGTGGGGGTTCTGGGCCATACGACGGCGCTCATCCGTGTCGAGGAACACGTAGTCAACATACAACGACGCAGCAACAAGGGATTGTTGGTAGGCAGCGGACACCTTAGCAGTACCAGAATCGATCGACAAGTTCTGTACAGCCCACAAGCACTCATCAATCGGGCGAATATCAAGGTTAATCTTGACTTCGTGGTATTGAAGAGCAATGAGAGGAAGCGCCAACCCAGGGTTTCGGCAGTACCAGAATTGCAGGGGCACATAGAGGGTCGTTTCGGGGAGGGCATTACGGGGTGCGCAGACCTGGCGAGGAGCGTTGGAGTCGCAAGGACCATCAACATCCGCGAACGAGGGGTCAGTCAAGAAGGTCAGCTGGGTGGTGTTACCGACCATCTTGAAGTAACCACGCTCTTGCTCCTTGGAGAGCGTGAGCTGATTCCACAAGTGCATCCAGTCACCATACTGACGATCAATGCGTTGACCACCGATTTCAACTTCAACCTGGGAGATAAGTTGCTCACCAGGGAAATCGAGCCAGCGAGCATAGACTCCGTTTTGGGTGGTGGGCGCAGCAGAACCAGAAGTGGTCTTTAGCGACTGTCCGATTTCAGGAAGTGTCACCTGAAGGTAGGTGCGGTATGCCAAATCACCATTTCGGCTGATCGTGCAGGTCACACGGCGACCGAAGTCGGCTTGACCGTTGAACGTTTGCTCAATGGATTCCATAGCAAAGTTCGTGTGGCGACGGTAAGTCACCTTCCAGAAGGTAATCTGGGGATTACCAGTCAGATAGACATCTTGAGCTCCATAAGCGACCAATTGCATTAAACCTCCTCCCATTGTTATAATATTGCTAAAGAAAAAAAATTTATGAATTTAAATTTAATTAATTTAAATTAATTAAATTTTAAAAATAGTTCTTAAAGTTCTTAAAGTTCTACATAAAGTTCTTAAAGTTCTACATAAAGTTCTTAAAGTTCTACATAAAGTTCTTAAAGTTCTACATAAAGTTCTTAAAGTTCTACATAAAGTTCTTAAAGTTCTACATAAAGTTATTATTCTTAATATTTCATTTATTCTAATTTCATTTATTCTAATTTCATATTGTTTTCTATAAACTTTTGTAAATAAGTTTCTAAATATATTTCCTTTTTTCCTTCATGTTTTTTAGAGAAATAATATTTATTATCTATTTTTTTAACATTCCAGCCAGACTCAATCGCATTATATATAAACCTCATTTTTTGTAGTTTTATAAAATCTATTTCTGTCTCTTTATTAATATTAAAACTCATTTCATTAAGACTTATTTCATTAAGCCTCATTTCATTAAGCCTCATTTCATTAAGCCTCATTTCATTAAGACTTATTTCATTAAGACTTATTTCATTAAGACTTTGTTCCATTTAATCAATATATTAGAAAACATTAATTAATTCTAAACTAGCATTAATTAAAAATAGTTTAAAAATTATATTTTTAATTATTTTTAAACTATTTTTAATTAAACAAATATAACACTGTATAATCATAGTAAATGCCTGCTTTTAAGCCTAAAAATAGTAAAAAATTAATATTAATAAATAAAACAAATATAACGCTTGACGGCAAACACAAAGAAATAACTGATTCTTTTAAAAAGGAATTAACTGAAGTTCTTCCTAAATTACAAGATGAAAAAAAAGATCTACTAAATTTATTAAAAAATCCTAATATTTCTATTGACGAAAAATTAAATATACAAGATAAAATAATTGAAATAAAAAAATATATAAAAAATATAAAAATTAAAGAAAAAGAGTATCTATTAAAAAATTCTCAATACATTTTTGATTATTTTGAAGATAAAAAAAATATATCAGACAATAATAAGCAAACAACAACATTACTTGATAATTTTTTTAATTTACAAAAAATTGATAAAAAGGATAATTTTGAATTAAAAGAAATGAATAATATTAAAAAATATTTTTTAAATATTAATGAATCGTTTTTAGATATAGATAATTTTGTATTAAATACAGATATTTGTCGGTTTTGTAAAAAAGGAGAGATGATTCCGATTGATCATGAAGGTATATTAGTATGCAATTTATGTTCTAAAATAATGAAATATCTAGTTGAAAATGAAAAACCATCCTATAAAGATCCCCCAAAAGAAGTCTGTTTCTATGCGTATAAAAGAATTAACCATTTCAGAGAAATTTTAGCACAATTTCAAGCGAAAGAATCAACCCAAATACCTGAAGAAGTCATTGAAAATATTAAATTACAAATTAAAAAAGAGAGAATAGATATCGCCGAATTAAATAATAAAGGAGCAAAAGAAATATTGAAAAAATTGGGATATAATAAATATTATGAACATATTCCGTTTATAAAAGATAGATTAGGTATAAAACCGCCAATTATGAGTTCGGAATTAGAAGAACTATTGTGTAATTTATTTATGGATATACAAAGTCCTTACGCAAAATACTGCCCCGATGATAGAGTAAATTTTCTTAATTATTATTATACGATATATAAATTATGTGAATTATTAGACCAAAAACAATTTTTACCCTATTTTCCCATGTTAAAAGATAGAGAGAAACGCATTGAACAAGATGAGATATGGAAAAAAATATGTAATGAACTGGACTGGGAATTCATACCAACTGTTTAATCTTTTCATATATTTTTATATTTTATACAAATAAATGTAAATCTATTCTTCATAATCACAACAACCTAGACATTCACAGCAATCGCAGTTCTGATCACACGGAGGCTTATCATATACATATGTCCCAATTTCAAATTTTAAATAGGACTGCTTATATTTTACTAGAAATTCACCTGTATATTCGTTTATTCCACATAATTGTATTATTTGCTCGTTTGTGAGAAAGGCGATTTCAATTGTGCCCTTTACACTGCCCTGCTTAAAATCTACATTAATTCCAAAATAATCACGCAGAACATTTACGATACATCTAAATTCTCTGCGCGCGTCTTCTTCATCTTTGAAAAAGCCTTCAAATGGATATTCTTTCCCATCTTTCACAAAAATCGGCTTGGTAACAATTTTATAATAATTGGGATTATAACTCATTTTATGCGTTACTCTAGTGTTATTTGTTATATTTAATTATAAAATCATTTCAATTTTGTAATTAAATATAAATTGTAAAATTTATTTTAAGGGTATAAAATTTATTTTAAGGGTATAAAATTTATTTTAAGGGTATAAAATTTATTTTAAGGGTATAAAATTTATTTTAAGGGTATAAAATTTATTTTAAGGGTATAAAATTTATTTTAAGGGTATAATTTTATTTAATAGTTTCCGGCTTTGTCTTTTTATAAATTTTCCTCTTTTATAACATTTTTTTGTTAATATTCGTTTAGAGTCAATAATTTCTTTTTCATTTATTCCATATTTCTTTAAATTTGAAAAGCGATTTGAATATATAAACATATTATTTAAAGATATAAGGCGTTTTTTTAGACACCCATCTAAGGTTCCAACAATTATTTTTATACGTAATCCGGCAGGAAAAACTATTTTTATGGCCCCTATTCTTCCAACGCCTGATAATGTTACAAATTTTTTAGTTGCGACTTCAGCAATAATTTCCGAATTTATTGATGCAAAAGGACTATTTAAAAAAAGGTCAGAGGATAAATCAACAAATCCATTTGTTTTCTCTAACATTTTTATTTCTTCCTTGTGTTTTTTTAAAAAGTGAACTCTATCTAATAATTTTTTTATAGCAGGCGCTCTATCTATAGAATGTAATAAATTTATATCTTTTGAACTAACAGTTTTTACTGTTTTTGTATGAGCATGATGACTCATATAATTATTGACTTCTCCCGTAGTTCTAATCATTAATTGCGTCAACGGTTCTATATTTGATTTTATTTCTGGAAGTTTATCATACCAATATTTTATTTTTGAAAAATCAGACATTATATATTAATATAATATATTATAAATTATATATTATAAATTATATTAATAAATTATATTAATAAATTAATCCCATTCAACATCTCTTATTTTCTTTCCGCCATCATATTTAACAGCATACCCTTCATCAACCATCCATTTATTTATATGTATATCATTATAATAGACATCTGCCAATAGACGACCATATTTTTCTTTACCGTTATTTTTTAATTCAATGATTTTTCCCAAAATTAAATTTTGTAAGGCATCTCTAGATTTAATAGCCAACTTACATTCTTTTGCGCTTTTACCGCGTATTTCTGGTGAATCAATACTTCTTAAACGTACACTAAATCTATATATTGGTGATTCATTAAATGGTAATTTAGCAGCAACTGTGATAGTATCGCCATCATATACTTTTATTACTTTGGCAAATCTTATTTCAGGTATAAAAATATTTGTTTCTTTATAAGTAATATTCTCTAGATATAAATTATTACTTATAAAACCGCCATTATTTTCTTTATTTTCTTTATTTTCTTTATTTTCTTTATTTTCTTTATTTACTTTATTTACTTTATATTTTTTTATCGGAATACAACAAGAGATATTTTTACGAATCCATTTAATCATTTATATTCTGATGAATTATATGCTAATGAATTGTAGTAATTTAATTTTAAGTTATTGTATAAAATGACTATAATCATATATAATCATATATAATTATATATTATCTATAAAATAGATTATTTTACAACCCACCTGGAAACCCTACCAAATTCGCGCCGATACCAAAACCGGCACCAGAGCGAGCATTAACCCCCATACTAGGAATATAAGTGTCCAAAATACTAAAGGTTGCTGCGGCAGTCAAAGCAATCATCGCAATTTCATCTAAATTCAAAGAACGCTTAGGGATGGCAAATGCTGCGATGGCCACCATAAAACCTTCAACCAAATATTTAATAGCCCGTTTAACTAATTCGCTAAGATCAAGACCATCCATAAATCGCATATTATACTAAATATACAGAAAAAAAATTTAATAATAAAAAGAATTAATATATGCTAAAGTTTTACTATTAAAAATTAATATATTATTGATTAAACGAACTTAAAATATATTCATTATAATAAGTTATAATGAATACTCAACAAAATTCTGAAAATGTTAATTTGGAACATAGATTTAATCTAGACGGGTCAGCTAATCCAAAATATGTTGATCTATTGGATGAAGATAAGCCCCTTTCAGGCCAAAGGTTTGCGTGTCTTTCTTTTATCTCTCCAGAAAAAATACTAAAACAACGCGACTTATTTAATTTTGAGGCTTTCCTAAAGCAATGGGATATGAATAAATCTCTTCAAAAATATAATCATTTTATGAGTTTTCTCGCATATAAATATGGCTTAAATTTTGATAATTTAACTAAGGATTTACAAGATTTCTGTGCTGAAGAAAAAGAAAATTTATTTACATATACGATTGAAGATGATTATAAAAATTTTATTGATTTAAATGAACAGAAACTGGATGATTCGTTTAATTCTGCGCACAAGTTTCAGACGAGCGTAAGAGGTGTTAAAGTGAGGGGTTGTTATCCCAGTCAACAAGAAGCCGAGTTACGATGTAAATTATTGCGAGAGGTTGACCCAAATCATGACGTGTTTGTCGGTCCAGTGGGTATGTGGATGCCGTTTCACCCGGAGGCATATAAAACTGGTCGGGTTGAGTATTTGGAAGATGAATTAAATCAGCTTATGCATGAAAAGGATAAAAATGAAAAGCAAGCAAAGACCGAATTTGACTCCCGTGTGCGTGAAACAAAAGAAAAGGCTATTGCCGATAATATGAAAAAGGCACTTGAAAGCGGAAATGTGCTTACGCAAACCATTAATGCTGACGGACAGTTAGTAAGTGTAAAGGATATGAACACGACCGAACTTAGTCTTACTGAAAATAGTTCTTTATCTGATATTCGCAAAGAATTATTTGAGGGCGAAAATGTAGTTACTGATTTTAAAAATTCTGACCACGGGCTTAGCGAGTTAATTAATAAGTAGTAAAAAAATAATTGGTAATTACTGATTCATTATTTATAAAAATTGAAATATAATATATTATTTAATTAATATATTATATTATAATAATGCTGTGCGATTTTCAAAATTGTGATAAAAAATTAAAGGTTTCCGATAAAATAATAGGATTGTGTAAATGTGAAAAAACATTTTGTCTGCTCCATAGATTAGGTGAAACTCACAAGTGCGAATACAATCATAAATCAGAAATTAAAATTGAAGAATTTATTGCGAAAAATAAATGCGTTGCTGAAAAAACAATTAAAATATAATTATAAACCTATATTGAAATTTACAACACCTTTACCACACCTTTACCATTTGGTTTACACCTTTACCATTTGGTTTACACCTTTACCATTTGGTTTACACCTTTACCATTTGGTTTTTTTTACACTAATTTTTGGACCAGCTCCACGTTTTTTTGAATTTTGCGGATCATAGGTATCCTCTTCATCGTCTGAATTAAAATCTTTTGATAAATCCCAAAACTCTTTAGACCCGAGTTTAAAGGGTCCATGAGGTTCAGCTTTATACCAAAAAATCTGGTCATGTAATTTATTTGATTTGGAGTTATTATTAATAACTAGACATTCAAAATTTTCAGTACATTGGTCCATGACTTGGCAAAAAGATTCAAATGTTGGAAACATACCGGCATAATTTTCCCAAATACGTCTTCTATTCGCAATATAGGGTTCTCTGAGAATAAAAACATAATCTATATTTGTTCTTAAGTTTGGCGGTATACCAAGTGGATACTGCATCGTAATAATCAACATGATTTTCCAGTGACGCCCGTTCATAAATAACAACCGCATCATTTTATCTTTTGTCCAGGTTGCGTCATATAAACAATCATCTAATATAACAAAAGCTCTTGGATCTATAGTCGTTCTTTTATATTGATCCATATCTTTTTTAACTTGTTTTAAAACCGTTTTCTGGCGTTTAAGAATATTCTCTATAATTGCCGTATTATATTCATCATGAATAAACAATTTGGGTACATGTGAACCATAAAATCCGTTTCCAGCTTCTGTCCCGGATATAACGGTGCCGATAGGAATATCTTGATGATAAAATAACAAATCTTGAACCAGGTAACTTTTACCAGTATCACGCCGTCCAATTAATACCACGACAGGGCCTTTATTTTCATCTGGTTTAAAACTAATATCACGCATATTAAATTTTTTTAATTCTAAAGTCATCTATACTTTTTTAATATTATAAACATATTTTTTTACCGCATATATTAATTATAATTAATTATTATTATAATGAGTTAAAATAATAATTAATTTATATTTATAACAACTAATGAAGTTTTCTTATAATAAGAGAGATAATAGTAAATTATTTAGTTCTTTAGAAAAAAAGGATTCAGTAAATATTAGTAAAATACAAAATTATATTCCATTATATCATAAATTTTTTACCCTAAATCAATCTAATTATAACAGTATTAATCTAGACCATTCCTTTTCTCTCTATAATATTTCTGAAAAGGAATCAGATAATAAATTTGAAGGAACTGTCAAAGATAAAAATAATAAAAAACATACAAAACAAATATTTTTTAAATATAGTCCTTTATTGGACCCAATTAAATATATTATTGGAAAATATGATATTTCTAATGTAGATTTATTGAGTTTGCCTAATTTTGAAAATGTAAATTCCCATCCAAAAGTCCGAGATATGAATAATTCTGCCTATGTTGATAGTTTTTTCTCCTATTTAACGAGTAAATTATTACATGAACATAATTTTGTTCATGGCTTGGATTTTTATGGCTCTTTTTTAGGAATAAAACATGATTTCGCATTTAACGTGATTGATGATATTGATTATATTAGTGAATCCTCCTTTTTTCATAAAAATAATGGAACGTTATTTACCGTAGATATTTCTGCCGAAGATTGTAATTATGATACTAGAAATTATAAAAAAAGATTAAATTTTAACAACGATGCTGAGGTTGTTCTTCAATTGTCGGATATTAAAGATTTAACCCAATTAGATTCTATTTTTTCACTAAATGAGAATAAACAAAATATACAAGACAACCAAAATAGTGAAACTAATCCAGAATTGATATTTGAAAATAATATCACAATTTCAAAATCAAAAAATACATCTGCCTGTTCTAGCGCTTCAACATGTTCATCGCGTTCATCAAATACAGATGTAAGCGAGGATGATATTCAGGATATAGATGATGATGATTTACTCAATGATATTATTCATAATGATAATATGAATGAGGAAGAGCTTAACAAGAATGACGGTGCCAAGATTGACGGTGCCAAGAATGACGGTGCCAAGATTGACGGTGACAAGATTGACGGTGACAATGTTATGAGCGACGACGGTGATAGTGAATATAGTGATATGAATGAGGAAGAACTAATGGCAAAAATCACAAACTTTCCTGTTCAAATAATAGCATTAGAAAGATGCGAAGGCACGCTTGATTCTTTAATTATGGAAGAAGACGTTTCCGATGATGAATGGGGCTCTATTATTATTCAAATTCTCATGACGCTTATTACTTTACAAGAGAAATTTCATTTAACCCACAATGATTTACATACAAATAATATAATGTACACTACAACAGATAAGGAATATCTTTATTATAAATTAGATGGAAAACATTATAAGGTTCCAACCTATGGGCGTATATATAAAATTATTGATTTCGGTCGTGCTATTTATAAATTTAGAGGAAACTTAATGTGTAGTGATAGTTTTCATAATAAAGGCGATGCTGCGACCCAATATAATTGTGAACCTTATTTAAATAAAAACAAACCGAATTTAGACCCTAACTATAGTTTTGACTTATGTCGGTTAGGATGCGCTTTATTTGATTTTATTATAGATGAAGAAGAGGATGATAATGAAGATATTGATAAGATTAAATCTCCTATATTAAAAATAATTGCCGGATGGTGTAAGGATGATAAGGGCCGAAATATTATGTATAAGAATAATGGTGAAGAGAGATATCCAGATTTTAAATTATATAAAATGATAGCGAGAACTGTTACAAATCATATTCCATCTAAAGTCATTGATAATCCTTATTTTGATAGATTTATTGAAAACAAAAAGAAAATTAAGTTAAGCAAAAATCAAACTATTATGGATATAGATGCCATTCCAAAATATACAGAATTAATATAATATAATA